CATTCTATTCTTGTTATATTTTTAGTAGGTAAATAGAGGTAAAAAAGAAGAAGAAAGAGAATGTTACTATCTCTAAATCGCCACAGGGCATACAGGGCAAACCCACTATGCCCTGTATAAAACACTTCTACGCATAAAACGAGAGATATAAATAATCTATGCCCTTGTAGAAAATGCCGAAATATAATCTTGACTAAGGTGTGTTTGCCCTGCCCTTTGCTTTGGCAAATGTTGTCGTGTATTGGGGGGGTCTAAGGCAAGCGGTGATATATTATGTAGAACCTTAGTAGAAATGTTTGGACACCTACCCCTTGATATGACGCGCCTTATTAACTCTTTCCTTTCACCCGCGGACAAACTGATAATGGTGGGAAAATTCACACCCCAGGACGCCAAAAACAAGAAAAATACTCTTGAGGAAATGCGGAATGTAATGTGGAATAACGAGCGATATGGGGACATAATGACCCTATCACAGGAGAGTATTCGGGCATTCTTACACGCATACTACCTTAACACGGAGTTTGAACTTGGAACGGGGGACTTGTTTGAAATGGACGTTGAAGAACTCTATGACGATATGAGAGAGTGTGAGGAGGAAAATATTAACGACGGGATACCCACGGAACGCCTTGAAGAACGACTAAATGAATGTTTTGAAAAGGCAGAGGAGGATACACCTCGGGTATGGGAAACGATTGTGCGAATGAAGAGGACACTAAGAGGGTGTGGTGTTATTCAAAAGTTCGGTGATAACTTCCTGGAAGAACTCTGGAAACAAGCAACAACACGCTATATAACCGATTTTGAGAAGACTAGTTTGAATACCTTTACACTTCATAGTTATTACAAACTTGACGACGAAAACAAACCCCAATATGACGACGGTATCATATACCTCTTAGATATGGCGTATTTACACCATACCGATTGAAAATAATCTTGACTTTGGTAGAATGGAACTACCACGCAATATGAAAACACGCTTACGCCTCAGGGTAAAACTCTGGGAACGTAAGATAGAACAACTGAAGGAAGACCAGGCGAAGTATGGGGCGTGGTATACAAAGGAGGAACTGGACGACGATAAAATCAGGAATGTTTATGGAACTCGTATGACAGCATACAAATACGCTATTTTCAAACTACAAAAAGAAATGGAAACCTGGAAGAAAATGCTAAAGGGAGAGTTCAATACTTCCCCCACCCCCCTGCCCTCCCCCGCCCCTTCTTCGGTGGAGACTTTAGAACCCGTAAGTTCTTAGGTTCTTCGTCGCCAGGTTCTTCGTCGCCAGGTTCTTCGTCGCTATCAGTGTCTTGGTGAAGCACCTTACAATAAGAAGCAGATAGTAAAACTTGCGGGTAGTTCTTCATAAGACATACCCACCTTCCCAACTTTCTCAGTTTCTTTATATCGTCCTTATCCAATCCCATATACGTTTTTAACATATAAGCGAGGGCGTGTGCAGAACTATTCTGTGGATAAACTACGTAATGCGTTGCTTCGTTAAGTAGCAGTCTGGTTTTACTATAGTTACTTAAGTAATGCGTTAATAAAAGCATACTCACATTTCCTTGGTCGTCGCTATGCTTACGACCCATTATCGCCAAATCATTAATAACAGACTGAACCGCCTTCCCTTCTTTACCTTCTATCGTGTCATAATCGTCAAAAATGATAAGGGAGTTTGAGAGTTGATTTATATTCGGTGGATTCTCTACCCATTTAGAATAATCAAGACGAATGGGTGGTTCTTCCATTCCGTCCAAGGTTTCGTCTTCTGTGAGTTTTGATACGACAAAAACAGGTCTATCCGGATACATTCGCTTATAGTTGTTTGCGATTTGGCGGGCAATCCAAGATTTACCAGAACCAGAAGCACCAGCAATATAGAATACGTCTCTCTTATCCTTATCAGGGTTAGGGATAATAGAGAACATACAATCATAAGGGATTTCAGTCTCTATCATTTTCCTCTCACCGGGAGGTATACGTTCTCTCGTATCAAGATATAGGAACTTGTTGTGGAAAGTCTTGTTATCACCTTTGACAATCGCAATCGGGAAAGTCTTTGCCTTTTGCTCTTTACCCTTAGGTTTGTTCCACGTGAGACCAGGCATACTACGCCTGTTCCAGATAATACTGTAGATATCTGGGTTTTTTACGTATGGGATTATTTACACAAAAGAGAAAACTTATTGCGTTTTTATTGGAATATTCCATATACGCCTTATGGACGCATAAATAACCCCGCAAAGTTATTTACAACAACAATACGGGATTTTTACCGAAGAAGGGATTCTATGGTCGGTTTTGCCCCCCCTTACAAAACGAAGGGAAACGTCATTTCAGGTTTGCCCTATACTCTCCCTTCCTCTTCCTCTAAGAGTTCGTCTAACAACTGGTTTACTAATCTCCGTATCTGGCGTTCTTCCTCTCCTCTCGCACGCTCCATAAACTCAGGGAGTAGACGACGTGCCTCGGCAATAATCTCTTCTACTTCGGCGGGGTCTTCTATGTTTTCTAACAACTCACGGAAGTCTCTCGTGAATAGGTCTGCGAACTGTTGTTGACCTGCGTCCAACTCCTCTTCTTCCTCTGCTTCTGCCTCTGCTTCTGCCTCTGCTTCAACCGGGACAACACCCGCCTCTTCTGCTCTACCCATACGTGCCCCCAACCTCCGTGCTATCCTCTCCTCTGCCTCCCCCGCTTCAATCTGTATCCTTCTACGAGGGAAAACCTGCGCCCCGATTTCCTCGCGGAAAAACTTAGTTAAATCCTTAACTTTTGTTTTGACAGCACGCCTGCGAACCTTTTGGTCTTCAATATCGGTGGTTTCTAACCACGACCGGAACACCTCATAAATACGCATAAGTCTTGTATATTGACCCTCCGTTGGTGTATTGTCGGCGTCTCTCTCTCCATTAGCATATTCAACAACCATTTGGCGCATACTCTCCACAGCGCCTCCAAGATTCTCTACATACGTAGTAAGTTCCAAAGGTGTAAACTGGTCGCCGTGTTTCAAAATGTTCTGGTATAGTTTCTGTAGAGTTTCTGTAGAGAGGACACTATCGTCAAACCCACCTTCCAGAAACGTGGTGAAAATCTCCTCAAGGTAAAGTTCAATAGATATCTTCTCCGCGCTATCCTCGGTCATTTGTAAGTCCGTAGGTGGAACTTGTCCTGCCTGGTCGGGCATACCCTCGGTAATCGCGTCCGCCATTTGCTCCAGTTGTTCGCCCCGGCGTAAGAGTTGCTGTCTTCCGTGTTCTGCCCCCGCTAGTGTGCGATATCCACCACCAGAACCAAGCATAGTAGAAGGTATACCATAACTCGTGTTCCCGTTAAGATTAGTAGGCATAGCGAAAGAACCCTGGGGTTGTGGTTTAGGCATACGATTACGGTAAAAGGAAGTCCGCAATAACTCCTGGGAGTTCGCTATGCTTCTCGCCTTATTTAAGACCTGCTCTTTTGCCCTACGCATACTCTCTGCGTGAAACGCATTCTCACAAAACATAGGTGTAGCGAACCTCGGTCTTGTCTCCAAAGGAGACCTTACATATCCTTTTGGAAGTCCCAAAGTAGCACTTGGAAAAGTCTGCGGGGCATACATTCTACAAGGAGATATTGTTTGTTTTCATACACATTCTTTATTTTAATACATTAGTCCGTTTTCCTTGATATATCTACTTGCTTGTCCTAACGTCATACCTTCGGTTTTCATAAGACGACTAATGATTGCTCCACGTTTCCTACGTTTATCATTCGTCCCTGCCTTTTTCTTTCGTATACGTTTGCCCTCTCCTACAAAAGCATTCTTTACCGCTTTATGAAGCGCCCCCTTAACTGCTCCTTTCGCCTGGTCTTTGATTGTTTGTTTTGCCGTTTCTTTTAGTCCCTTCTTAACTACACCCTTAATCGCACCTTTAACTGCTCCTTTTATCTGGTCTTTTATTCCCTTTTTTACCGCTTGTTTAACTGCTACTTTTGCCCCTGTTTTCGCTACTCCTTTTACCGCTTTCCCTCCTGGGATTAAACTAAAAGCACCGTCTATAAGCGCGTCCACGGTTGCCTTACCGGGGTCATATGCTCTATTTTCCTTAAATGCCTCTATCCCTTCTTTACCATATTGACCGACAACCGGTATAAAATCTAAAGCCTTATCTACTACTGCCATTCCTGCGTCTCCAAATGCAGCCAAAACAGGGGCTTCTTTTCTTGCTCTCTCTCTACTGCGTAGATTGAACTCTTTTTGGTTTTGTTCTTGTTTTTGTTTCCGTTGTTCTTCTAATATCTTTAGGTAGTTTTCCTTACTTCCATACTTCTCTATTATATCCCTTTTATTTAGTTCTTGTGCCTTTTCATATTCCGCCTTGTTTTTTCTTGCGGTATCTGCGTGATTTGCGTCTTTTCTTGCTTTATTTACCGCGTATTCCCTTGCCCATTTCTTACCCTCTTCGCTCTCTTTCCATTTCTTACCCTCTTCGCTCTCTAGCCATACTTCATTATACCCGCCAAAGTCTGCCCAGACTTTATCATAATCAAAACCCCCCCCAGTCATACTATCTCCTGCGTATCCTCTGTCCGCGAGTATTTCTACTAAGGGTCGGTTATTTCCCGTCCCTACCAATCTACGAGATTGAAGTTTTTGGCGGTGCTGTCGTAGTTCTTCTGCCATAGGTAGTTTTTCTAAACTTGAAGCATGCCCCGACATATTCTAAATAACCCCCGAGTTTAATCCATTAACCCGTTTTCCTTGATATACTTACTTGCCTGACCCAGGGACATTCCCTCGGTTTTCATAAGACGAGATATCATAGCACCGCGTTTCTTCCGCTTATCACCGACGCTCGCCTTGCGACGCGTCCGCTTACCACCAGTCGCCATACCACCAGTCGCCATACCACCAGTCGCCATACCACCAGTCGCCATACCACCGGTCTTCTTGGAACGGCGCTTTCTCGTTGGTTTCTCTTCCACCATTTCCATTTCCATTTCCTCACCCGCGCCAAGTCCAAACCCACGCCCAAAATCTTTTAAAAACCCGCTACCAACGAGTTCTTGGACTTCGGGGTCTTGCTTCTTGAGTTCGCTACCATACATTTTACCCAGGTTTACTGCTTTCTCCTGCCTCTTTTTCATTTCCGCCTTTGTCATACGAGTTCTCCCACCTTCCATAACCCCCGGTTCTGTCTCTTCAGGAACTTTCTGTCGCATACTACCTCCAGATAGAGTTTTTCCCATTTCCCGCATTTGTTTGAATGCTCTCTGGTCGGGAAGACCACCTCCTCCACCAACAACACGCTCTTCCACACGCGCCCTCACACCACCTACAAACTTGCGGTCGGCGGTAATCTTGGCGAGTTCGCGATTAGTGATTGTTCTCGCTAATCGGCGAGATTGAAGACCTTTGCGTTGTTGTCTCACGTTATCTGCCTCACCTATATTTTCTAAACTTGAAGCGTAACCAGACATTCTATTAATCGGGAGAAATAATCGGTAATCGGGGTTTTTATCAAAAAGAAGATTAGAATGGAAGAATATTATCCTGAAAGTATTGAAGACCTAACAGGTGGTTCCAGAGCGTCTGGGTTTATTCGTGCGATTATGGCAAAGAAGAGGGCAGGAGCAGATTTTAACCCTTCGGGAAACAAACGCGGAGAGGCAAAAAGACTGGACGTCTCTCCAAATCCAAGAGACGCAAGTGAGGTTTCACGTAATCTAATCCATACTGGAAAGTCCAAGGTTTTAAAGAAATGGGTTGATAAAGAAATGTTTGATAGTCCTAAAAAGGGACAACGTTCACGCATTCACCCACCACAAAAGAAAGAGTTTATCGCCGATTTTACAGAAACACAGGTTAATAGGGTCTTGGAAGATTTAACCCCAGAAGGAAGATTTACGATTAGCAAGAAGGCACTTATGAGAAAGAAGGTTGACGATATCGTAGAAGCGTTTCAACAGAGATATCCAGAAAAGGTAAAGAAGATTTTAGATAAAAAGTATCCTATGTGGAAACTCCCAGGAAAGGCAACACTCACGCGAAAGACGAGTGAAACTCCCGAAAGCAAGGAAAAGCGTCTCATAAAAGCAAGGGAATATAAGGCAAAGAAAGGTTTAACAAAGGGGAGAAAGAAACGAGGGAGACCCATGAAGGACGAAGAACCGCAGAATATTCGTGAAGTAAGGGGAACTGGTGCGCCACCAGAGAAACTATTCTGGAAATCTGCCGATAAGGCATACGACAAGGTCGCACCAAACAATCTCGGGGAAGGTTTTGAGAAGATAATGGATAGTCCCACTCTTGACGCATACTTGCGAAAGAGCGACCGTTCAATCTTGGTCGCGTCTCGTGGAACGAATCCAACGGATATCGGCGATTTGTCGGCAGACGCCCAACTCTTAATGAACCGTCTCAAACTAACGCGCAGATACAAGACCGATAAGGCACTATTGGAGAAGGTAATGGAGCAGTTCTCACCCGAAGAATATGAATACTACCTATCGGGTCATTCTCTCGCGGGAGCAATCGTTCAGCAACTTAAGAGAGATTATCCGCAACTTAAGAACGCCATAACCTATAACTCGGCATTCCAAACAGCAGACCTAAAAAACCAACCCTCTGGTGTAAAACGTATTTACACAGACACCGATTTTTTGTATAATCTCGGGGGTAAGTATTTCAGGAATGCTAAGGTTATTCCGGCAGACCCCGTTAAAGCAAAGGGGTTTTTCGGGGCAATCACTTCTGCTTTAACACCTTCAGGCGTAAAAGGACATTCACTATCTAACTTCCGTAAACTATACGGAGGAGGGATACTGGATACACTTGGGTCTCTTGTGAACTCGGCGATTATGTTTATTGCCCCTCGTTCCTTACCGGCAAAAGCAGGTCGCAGGACGAGATTAAATGTAGAAGAACGAGCAGAACTCGCGAAGGTGCAAGATAAAAACCCTATTATTAGAAGATCTAAACAAAACAGAATAAGGGAGAAATACAGAAGAAAAATCAGCGAGTTAGATATGAAGGGAATGGGGAAGGGGGAAACAGATAAGGATAGGGTGAAAAGAATCATAGGAGGGGTACTCAAAGTTCGCGAATAGGTTTCAACCAAGATATAGGAATATGAATGTTATTTTTAACTTCGCTGTTGTTACGGTAGAATGTCCTGGGTGGGAGTGATTGAAGACGTTCGTCCACCTTACACCCATAAATCCCGTCCGTAAACTTAATCAATATATAATGGTCTCCACGTGATAGGTCTGCGTCCGCGATTTTATTGTATCCAATCACGGTGTCGGGGTATTGATTGTGAGATACACCTCTTCGTGTCTTGAGTTCTACGTAAACACGCGTTTCTGGGTTATGATAATCATACAACGAAAACTTCCCGGACTGCTTACGAACTCCCCCCCCAAAACACTCCCGGATTGTATCCAGGGTTTCTCTCTCGTGGCGTAATCCAAAGTCCAGGTCTCGGGCAATCGTAGAAGTCATTCTATACTGTAGAAGGTTTTTTTGAGATTCGGAACAAACGCGGGTTTTATTTTGTGTAAAGTAGAATATGCTAAGGACAAGAGAGGCAAACATAGAGAGGTTCGGGGACGCACGCAATCCTGACCTGGTATACTATAATGCGGACGTGGTTGACGGGAAAGAGATTGACGAGGGATTGGGGTCAAATCCTTTGGCGTATTATAATGAGACCCGCGATACCCCACTTATTAAGGATTGTTCCAAGTATTACTTCTCAATCGTGAGATTCCAAATGAATGGGTCTGGCATTACTATTCCACTCTTTATTCCCACGATTGAAGAAGGGCAGAGCGACCCTAATAAGACAATATACCAGATTGGTATGAATGTTGCGGTTTCGTATGATATTTCTGGGACATTGCAAACGAACTCATTTGCAGCAAGTATTCCTATCACCTTCCGTTCTCAAAGCACGACAGCACCTACCCCACAATCTCCCCTGGGAAAACCCCAGGACTTCTCAAGCGATTATTACTACGTTCAGGATTACGACCATTTCGTTTCATTAATAAATGAAACCTACCAGGCAGTATGGGATAACGTGAACACTCAGTTCCAGACGTGGTATGCTCTCCAACCAGGCGCAGGACCGACCCCTGACCTAATAACGGCAGTTCCAAAAATGGAATACAATCCCGATACAGGACGTTTTGAACTATTTACAGACCAGACAGGGTGGGGTGGAAGGGATAGAACAAGTGGAGGAACGAATACTGACGAAACCTGGAGTATGTATTACAACTCCAATATGTTCGGTCTCTTTGATAGTTTCCCCCACAAATACGAGGGAGGAGATTTAGCAAGCAAGAATGAAAGTGGAAAAGACGGATTCGCTTACGAGATAATCATTCGTAATAAAGTGGGACGCAATATATACGAAGACCCGGGGACTTCCATTAAATACTGGATAACCGACCAAAACTGGATAAGCACGGGATCGTTGTGGTCTCCCGTTGGTTCTATTGTGTTCGTATCTTCACTCCTTCCAATCCAAAACGAGGCAACGGGACAACCAATCCAGTATGGCGTGGGGAACACGGTGACGTCATTTTCGTCTCAATCTGCTTTCCAACCTATCATTACTGATATCTCGCTACCCCTGGATAGGGCAGACCAATACAAAGGAATGGTGACCTACATTCCAACAGCGGAATATCGCCTGGCGACTATGACGAACTCTCCTACAGAGATACGGAACATAGATATCCAGGTCTTCTGGAAGAACAGATTGGACGGAAACCTCGTCCCACTCCGTCTTTACAACAAGGCGTCAATCTCGGTCAAGGTTCTTTTTAGGAGGCGCGATTATCAGGGTTAGGTGAAAAAAAGGGTTCTCATTTCTTTTCGTGTGGTAGAATAGAACTATGGCAGATATCCAGAAACTCGCGGTATTTGACCCTCGTATCGTCCAGGACGAACCTTCTTTTGCCGTTGATAAGGGCGCTCTTGCTATCACCAACGCGCCCTTCCGTGCTATCGCTTCCACTCAGTCCCAGATTTCATTTAACGTCCAGGTGCCGTCTCTTAACGTGTTCGTAGACCGGGCGTTTGAGTGGAACGCCAGTGTGGATTTCCAGACAAGTGTGAATGTTGCCGGTATTGGTGGTGCTGCAGCAACACCAAATACCCCGGTTCTCGTTTTCGGGCGTGATTGTGCTTTTGCTCCTTACCCACTTTCGTCTCTGGCAACAACCCTGACAGCAACTATCAACGATACTGCTACAACAATCAATCTCGCGGACGTTCTCTATGAGGTCGCTCGCCTCACGGACACACACAAGAACAACCTGACGAAGACTTCGCCTTATATGTTGGATAAGTATGCCCTATACAACACGGGTTCGGGTGCTATCAACAACCCAATCTCTTCTTATTATGAGGCGCGCTACGAGGAAGTGCCGAATGGTGCTTTCCAGGGTGTAATCTTCCTTGACCCTACCAACTCTCAACCTCTTATTGGAAACGGCACATACACGTCTGGAGGCACGGTCGTTTCTTACGAGGGTGGTGTTCCGGTTCTTAGCAACAACGCAGGAACTGGGTTTGCTTACACAGATTATCCTATTGCGGTTCGTCTCTCTTGTGCCGAACCCCTTCTGCTTTCTCCCTTCATTTTCAGCGAGGAGTGCGACCATGACGTTGGTATGTTCGGTGTAAATAACATTCAAATCATAATCAACTTCGGTGGTGCTTCGCGTATTGCTCGTGTTCTTCGTAATGCTACAGTTGGCGCAGGTGCGAATGCTCGCACTATTTCTGCCGTTGGATTCCTTGGTGCGAATCCCTGGAACTCCGCGACACTTAACGTAATCACGCTAACTCCTTCGCTCGATATTCCTCTCCCCCCGAAGAGTATCGTGCCATACCTGGAGTATCCCCGTTTCGTCACGACAGGTCTTCAGCAGATTACACCAGGAGCGACCCAGACCCTTCGCTCCCAGACAATCACACTCCCCGTTGTTCCGGATATGCTCGTAATCTATGCCAAACCAGACGGCGGTTATCCGGCATATCCCGCAGTCGCTGGTCTGCCTGCTATTTCGTCAAACGAGCAGGGCGAATGGTATATGCCAATCTCGCGTATCAGTATGAACTTTGATAACTTCGCAGGTTTGCTTTCTACACACAGCACAACGCAACTTTACAAGTCGTCTGTAGAGAATGGTCTTCGTATGGACTTTAACTCTTGGAGTGGTAAGGGTCGCGTTGTGAATGCTAAAACTTCAGTAGAACCCGGTGGCAACGTCCAGTTGGTCGGTGGTTTCCTTGTGCTTCGCTTCGGTAAGGATATCGCCCTCCAGAGCGGGACTGCCCCTTCGTGTGTGGGTCAATACACGCTCCAGTTTGACGTAGACGTCACCAACACGTTTGACCGCACGGTTCGTCCGGAACTGTATGTAATGACTGTAAACTCTGGGTTCTTTGAGACACAGGCGGGCAGTTCTCGTGTTGTGCGTGGTGTTCTTAGCGAGCAGGACGTAATCTCTGCGCCTATTGCCCCTGAAGCGTCTCGCGAGAAACTTGAGCGTATGGTCGGTGGTGGATTCTTCTCCAAACTTGGAACTGTCCTCACTAAGGCAGGGAAAATGGCGACTGGTGCGCTAACTGGTGCGCTAAAGGACCCAAAAGTGCGGGGTGCGCTAAAGAATATGGCAGGTAAGAGTGGTATTCCTGCTTTGGAGAGGGGGGCAAAATATGCCTCTATGGCAGGTCTCGGCGCGGTATCAGGGGGGCGCAGGGCGCAAAATGCCCGTCTCTCGGCGTTAATGTAATCGTTTTTTCTGGTATTCGTTTCGGCGGTGATTTCGTGTTTTGAAAACACGTATTCACCAAAAAACATTTGAGTTCGTCTAAATCCCACGCTTCAGTAAAGAGTTCGTTCCTAAGAAAATGAAATAGGGTAAGGTGGAAGGCGGTCATTTTCTCTAATGCCTTTTCGTGTGTGATTGTGGGTGTTAGGCAGATAGTCTTGGATTTCTTGCGATACGATACCCAGAGAGACCATTCTGCGCCTGAGATATCATACCTGGGTTCGTTCACGAGATAGTCTATCACTTTCTCGGTAAGACCTCTTGCGCGTATCTTCATTTCATTCACACTTGGGGTATTGTTATACATTCTATTCTATTCAAAATAAAAACCTACAGGATTAACGTAGAAGTCTATATACAGGGCATAGTGGGTTTGCCCTGTATGCCCTGTGGCGATTTAGAGATAGTAACATTCTCTTTCTTCTTCTTTTTTACCTCTATTTACCTACTAAAAATATAACAAGAATAGAATGTTAAGTAGAGAAAAAGGAGGGCAAACAGGGCAGGGCATAGTTGTTTTTGGAAAAAATAAAAATAGGGGGGGGGGTAAATGACCCCCCCCTAAAAAATAAAAAGTTTTGAAAACAGGTATGCCCTATGCCCTGTATGCCCTGCTTATGCCCTTATACCCCCTCGGTGATAATCGGGGGACTTACACTGAGGGGGGTATAATATATCTCTCGTTTATCTAAATACAAACCATTCTTAGATAGTATAGAATGGAAGACCCTTTACAGAGCGCCAAACCGGAACTTCTGCGCAAACTCTTAGAACAACACGAGAAGAAGAGGGAATACCAACGAGAATATCGTATGAGAAACAAGGAATATTACGCGAGAAAACAACGAGAACGGCGACAGCAAAATAAGCAATCTGGCGAATCTCCCGAAACCCAGGACGCGGACATTTCAGCGTAGAAGTTTTTGTATGATAAGATAGAATGCCCGGACACCCAAAGAACGAGAACACCCTTCACATGGAACGGGGGTCTAAGGCAAGCGGTGATAGTAGTAGTAGAACCAATATGCCAGAGACACACCGACGCCAGATTACTCGCGAACTTGCCGACTTTAGAAAAATCTGTAAGAAGCACGGACTTTCTGGTTTTTCTCTTAGAACTCTGGAGGGATTTACGAACAAGAAGGGGGAAATCAAAAAGACCCTTATCCCGTATGGTTCAAAGAAAGACCCCGAGACCTTTAAGTGGGGTTTTGCAAATGAGGACTTTACGCCCGGTAAGGTAATATATAAGAAGGGGACGGATAGATTCTTCGCCGTTCGCACAGGGAAAGAAGGGGGAAATGTGATAGGTTTGGATTGTGATAATGAAGAGTGTTATCAAGTCCTTATTAATATGTATCCTGATTTGGAAGATTGTCTAACGGTGAAGACACGCAAAGGATATCATATTTACACAAAATGTCCTCCTGGGAGTGATATGATTATTAATGGGTCGGGAGTTATGGAGGAAACGGTCGGTGAAGGTTTTGATATCAGGGGGCAAGACGGAATCTTGATTGCTCCACCCACGCATTATTCACACAAAGACACGGGCGAGGAGTGCGGAGAATACAAGGTGATTGTGGATAGTCCGCCGATTGACCTTCCGTTTGAGTTGTATGACGAACTGGTGAAACAATCCAAATCTGCACCCAAACCCCAACCAAAAAACGCACCGGGAAATGTGCGGACTTTTTTACGCGACGAGAAGGACAAGGGCAACTCTCCAGGGCAAACGCCCTGCCCTACGCCCTCACCAACGCCCTCACCAAAGACGACCAATAAAGAGGTCTTACCGCGTTATGAACTAATGGAGGTCTTACCGCGTTATGAACTAATGGAGGCGTTGGTTAGTCTTTTACCCGGTAAGTTCTTTGAGAAACGCGATAACTGGTTGAAAGTTGGGGGTGCGATTTGTAGTGAGACTAATGGAGACGATAGGGGTTTTGAAATGTTCTGCCGTCATTCTCGCAGGGCGAAGAGTTTTGAAAATACGCCCGATAGTGAATATCGCCTTACCTGGAACTCTTACAAACCAGACCGTAATAATCTCGGGTGTATCTATAATGTTCTTTACGGTCAAGGGATTATAAAGCCAAGGGTCGTGGAGGTTGTAAAGGAGAACTCGCCCCATTTAAACAATAATGCCTCTAAGAAGTTTCTCAATCTTGTATGGGAACTTAGTGAAGATAATCTGGCAGAGTATATTAAGACAGAGGTTCAGGGTAAAATGTGGTATTCTCGCCTTACTGGGTGGTGGAGTTTGCGTGAGAATCACACGTGGGATAATAACGGAAAAGAACCTGAGAATATTCGCACGCTTGTTGTTAAGAATGTGGAGAGAGAGTATTGGTCGTGTATGAAGGAAATCCAGAAACGGAGCGGTGAGGGTAATGAAGACGAAGGCGACGGAATCTTCGTAGAATGTCTAAAACGCCTTATCAAGTTCGTAAAGGCAAACAAGACGTATTCTGGATTATTGGCGTTCTTAAGTGAGAAACTGACCCATAAGAATATTGATAAGTTTATTGATAACTCTCATAACCTCTTCCCTTTTCAAAACAAGGTATTGGATACGGAGACCGACACTCTTCGCGAGATTGAACCCGAAGACTGGATATCGCAAACTACGGAATATGATTTTACCGAGGCGTCCCCTGAGTCAATCGTAGACCTGGAGGTTGTCTTGCGTGAGGTTATGGGTGATACACTCTATTATTATATTATGTGCGAGATTGCGTTGTCGTTGTGTGGAAGGCGTAGGACAAGTGATATATTGACCCTTCTTGGTGAGGGTGGTAATGGTAAATCCGTTCTTATTGGGATTATTCTACACGCCCTCGGTGCGTTGGGTTGTTCTGCCCCGATTGGACTATTCACCTCACAACTAACCTCGCGAAACCCAGAACTTCTCACATTAAAGGGTAAGCGATTCGTGGTGGTGAATGAACCCGAAAGACAAAAGAATATCTCAACCCTTGTGAAAATGTTAGACGGTGATAAAATCAAGGTTCGCGACAACTTCGCGAAGAGTAAAGAAATGGTGGAGTTTTCGGCTACATTCGGGTTATTCTTCCTGTGTAATGACCCACCCAAGTTTGACGGAGACGGTGGTGTTCGCCGTAGGTTGCGGTGTGCCTTATTCAAGAACTCTTACCGTGAAAACCCAATAGGCGACGAGAAGCAGGCAGACCCTCTTATTAAGGAGAAAATGGAGACGGATATTGAATGGAGGAATGCTTTTGTTTCACTCTTGCGTAAGTTCTATCGTGAGTATCGCGAGGGTGGATATAGGATTGATACACCCTCAGAAGTTATGGATACTGCAAACGAGGTGATTGAGGGAGGGAACCCGATTGCCGAATGGTTTAATGATAACTTTGAGAGGACAAACGACCCTGAGGATAGAGTTGAAAAGAGGGATTTATATGAATACAACTACCGCCCTACGCAATCTCGCCCTATGTCTCGCAACGCATTCTCTATGGCAATCAAGCACCTCAGGGTTCGTGTCGCGAAGTCTAACGGTAAGAGGTATTGGGTAGGCATTAAGAAGATAGAACCGGAAATCCCCCATAGTGTAGGAGGGGCAAGCACATATGACCCTTGTTCTATTAAGGATTAATACTCCTCCTTTTTTCTACCGATATATAGAATATGAATAAAGACGATAAGTATTACTTACACCAGACCCCAGAAAGTCTGGGTAAGGATTTGATTGGGTTTCTCTCTCTAAAAGAGGGAGATACTCTCTATGAACCTTTTAGAGGAGAGGGTGCTTTCTTATACCTAAGGGATAACTATTGATTTCTACCTGCCCTTTACTATAGACCCTGGCTCTATTATAAGGGGATTTCTACCTGCCCTTTACTATAGACCCTGGCTCTATTATAAGGGGATTTCTACCTGCCCTTTACTATAGACCCTGGGTCTATTATAAGGGGATTTCTACCTGCCCTTTACTATAGACCCTGGGTCTATTATAAGGGGATTTCTACCTGCCCTTTACTGTAGACCCTGGCTCTATTATAAGGGGATTTCTACATATACGTAGCAAAAACCCGATTAATACCTAAACTACACGTAAAATAACCGGTTATTTTACGTGTATTAGACCATATAATACCATATAATCTACATATAGGTAGAAATCTATGTCCTATATCATATAACCCGGGGTATTAAGCAAGAGGTCAGGTAGAAATCACTAAAGATTACCTATAATCCCTGGACTTTTCTACCGAAATGTAGCAAATGCCTAAAGAGATTAATGACTTTATGTTTTCTCTTATAGAAACCCTGAAATCCAAAGGTATCGCAGAGAATACGGCGAGAAACTATGTGCGTAATCTTTACACACTTAACAATAAGAAACCTTTTAACTCCCTTACATTCTTACGCCATAAGAACCAGATATTAACGGCACTCTCCCCTTATGCAGATAGCACCAAGCGGACTTTTTTAGCGGGTATCTGTTCTGTTCTGGATACTATTAAGGATAAGAGAGGGTATGGTAAGTTATTGCGAGATTACCAACAAACACTCGCAGACCTCAAGAAAGAAGACGAAGATAAACCTAAGAACGTAAGAAATGAGAAGCAGGAGGCGAACTGGATAGATTGGGAAGAAATACAGAAAATCAAGAATGACCTTGGAGATAAGGTGAAAGACCTTGGGAAACGCAAGCAAGCAACCACCACAGAACGCAATCGTCTTTTAGAGTTCTTCCTCCTTTCTCTCTTTACCGAGATACCACCTCGTAGAAACCAAGATTACCAGTTATGCTACGTCGTAAAGAAATACAGAGACGATATGCCGAAAGACCGCAACTATCTCTCTTTGGAAGACAACGAGTTTATATTCCACCGATACAAGACCGCTAAGAAATACGGGACGCAAAAAATCTCCTTTGCCGATAATGAACCCCTAAAACACGCCCTCCGTTTGTATCTCAAACACCACCCCCTCAAACCCGCGAGATACGGTAAGAACACTATGTATCCCCTTCTCGTTAAGGCAGACGGGTCTCCGTTCTCTTCTGTGAATGGTATTACGCGTCTTCTCCACAAAATCTTCAAGAAGAAGGTGGGGAGCAGTATGCTACGGCATATCTATCTTACAAGCAAATATGGAAATCAACTGGACGATATGAAAACCACGGCAGAGAAAATGGGACATTCTGTATCACAGCAACGCGACTATATCAAGAATGACGACGAAGACGTCAAGGAAGACGTCAAGGAAGACGTCAAGGAAGAGGAGGAATGATTACTCCTATAATACAGAATATCGGTGCTTCAAAATATTCTTGAAAGTGATATAAACAACAATCTATATATTAGAATGGCAGCAGCAGAAGAGGATAATATCGTAGAGGATAATATCACCATAGACGACGTCTATGAGATATATGAGAACTACTTACAAAGCGACGCCACTTCTGCTTTTGAAAAAGCAGAAGTGAGAGAGAAACTTTTGAAACTAGCAAAAGTAGACCAGAGACTACAGGCGAAGTATGGTCTTATAAGTGTAGTTGATAACGAAGGACGCCCCGTGAGTGTTGCGACCTATCGCCAACGTCTCCAAGGGTTGGGTCGTAGCAATAAACTAAAGTTTAGTCACAGGAGCGTTAAACTCTTTGAAAGTCCATTGAAATCTAAGAAGTATCGGGCAATCTTCTACCTGGACGGCGAACCATTCCACCACGCGGACTTTGGAGGAAAAGGATACCGAGACTTTACTCTTATCAATGACCCTAAAAGCCAGTTCTATCTACCAGACAAGAAAGAACGATTGGACGTAAGGCGAAGATACATTAAGCGTCATTCAAGAATGGACGAAGACTTGGACGACCCTTTTTCAGCAGGGTCTCTATCTTACCACGTATTATGGAACAAACCCACGCTTAGGAAGAGTTGGGAGGATTACAAGGACAGGTTTAGTTTTGGTTAGGGCATACCCGCTCCGTTTAAGTCCCCCCATTAACACCGAGGGGGTACGAGGGCATAATCAGGGCATACAGGGCATAGGGCATACCTGTTTTCAAAACTATTTATTTTTTTAGGGGGGGTCATTTACCCCCCCCCCTGTTTTCAAAAACTTTCAAAACCAACTATGCCCTGCCCTGTCTGCCCTCCTTTTTCTCTACCTAACATTCTATTCTTGTTATATTTTCAGTAAGTAAATAGAGGTAAAAGATAAGAACAATAATATTGTTACTATCTCTAAATCGCCACAGGGCATACAGGGCAAACACACTATGCCCTGTATAAACACTTCTACGTCTAAACAACCTCCTCTCCTTCTGGACTTTCAGTGGTAGGTTTTGGTATATTTATCCTTAGATTTTCTGTAGGTGGGTCTTTATGATTACTCTTGGTCTTCTTTACGATATCATAAAACGATTGTTTTACCCCGTCCCTGAATATCTGGATTTCTTGTAATCCATTCGTCTCACTCGGTTTCGCTACTTTATCATAACTCTTAAATCTTACCTTAAATTCCTCTATAACCTGTTTTGGAACTAATGGGGCGATTTCTTGTAATCGTTCAAATTGTTCTTTAACGACTTTCAACAAATCACCACAACCCATTCTTTCTCTTTGGGGTAAAGCAAGTTCTATCGTTATAAAACGGAATAACTTAGAATATTCTATACTACATAACCTATGATTTTCTGCTCTCTTTGCGAAACCAAAATAAGTCGCAATGGTATTTAATACTCCCACACTTAACGATAACAACCCAATACCCATACCAGCAACACGTTCATTCTGTTCTCCAAAGATAGAACTATTACCGATTGATAATGTTCCCGCCACCGTAGATAACACGATAACGGGTATATCTATACACGTTCTACGAAAATCATATATCGCCTCACTCTTCTTATGTAAGTATGCATATCCTTGGCATTTTTCACCAGTCTCCGCAAAATATTCTTCAAGTTGATTGCTCCAAGCAACCGATTTGAACTCAACAGAACTCATTTTTCTTCTACTTCATAATACGAGTATTCACCATATCTTCTGGATATGGTGAATCTGGGTCTCTTTCATTTGTCCCTTCGGGGAGTTCCCCGTATGCCTCCTGAACCCGTCCAGAACCATACTTTTCCTCTAACTTTCTTCGTTCTTCATTCATATGACCGATTAGACTTACCATTAAAGTATCCTTCAAAATCGCAAGATACGCCTTACATTCTTCCCGTATTTCCTCCTGGAATGCTGTCCGCAACTCCTCTTTCACAATCTTCTTCAGTTCTTCGCGCGTCCAGGTTTCAGGCATTTCTACCATTGAGTAGAAAATATTCAGGGAGATTAACGAACGAGGATATAGTTATTGTAAAGACTACCTTGTCGTATACACCTTATCGCCAAATGAAGAGTAACTATGTCACCAGGTAAAATGGTATATGATAATGTGCTTACGCGTCCGTCCAGGGTAAGTGTGTTTTTTATAACAGGTGAAGGGTTAGTAAATGATTCACTATCCCAAGCGCGTATAGTGAATGTTTGGGGTTGAGTCATAACAGGTTGTCCAGAAGAACCCGCTACTGTCTGGTTGTTAAGGATAATATCAATATCAAAAATACTATGAACTCCTACACTATTATCACTTGCTTTACATACAATATCCAAAGCACTATGACCCGAAACGTCATTATCGGTGACGATTTCTACCACCGCATTCCGGGGTGGAGAACCAGTCCACCATTCAATATAAGGTGGAACAGTAGAAGGCGCACTACCGATACGTCCAAAAGATTTGGTTATCCACATAGAACCATTCGTTTGTGGTGCAGGAACTGCTATTTCGTTAAATAGTTGCCGTCCTCCTGGTTGGTATCCCGCCTTTAGAGGATATGCGTCGGTGGCGGCATTAGAACCAAGATTACCCAATGTAATACCCGTGCTATCCGCATTTATTATATTTTTACCCGCTGTTTGGTCATAAAGATTTACACCCGCACCAGAAGAGTAGAGGTTGAACTCACTTCCACTGGAAGGGTTCAGGAGTAGACCTGGTTGTGTTCCACCACTCACGATAAGACCAGTCAGTCTGCTTGCGGGATTGTTTATCGTAAGAGGAGCGTCAAATCCGGTTATCGTTCCACCACCGCTCTCGACCGCCTGGTCTACATATCCCTTCGTTGCTCCGTCTGTCGCGGTGGCGGGTGTCTGGAGATTGTTGATACGATACCCGCCCATACTCAACGCTCCCGCCATAGTTCCACCAACTCGCGAAAGTTTGCCTATTACTGCTGTATCTACATAACTCTTTGTTGTTGCGTCGCTCGGGTCTACCGGTTCTCCCATTCCTTTCACATTTTGAGTATTCATAATGATATTACCCGGCAACGCATTCCCTCCCGCCATTTCAAGGTTTGTGCGAACCTGAAGCGTGTCCCCCAGTAATACCGTGTAATCCAACCACGCCGGACCGGGGTTTCGCTGGTTTCCACTATCCACCCCAGACCAGAAGTAAATGCTCCTCTGTGTTTCTGCTTCGCTCCCATAAAACCCAATCGCCGGGCAAAAGTTTTCGCACAAGTCATTCGCCTCAATCACACCCGCTAAACCCGAACCAATCTTTATTTCACTTCTCCAACCCGTAGGATATGCAGTTGGGTTTGAGATAGTGAGAGAACCAGTCATAGTATCTCCCGACTTATCCACCTTCCCAGACTGAAGAGACGCGATATCTACGACTGCTGTATCTACCTCACCACTCAACCCTCCAACCTCGGCGTTAAGCGTTACAATATCCGCCTGATTTGTTGCTACGTCGCTCTGGAGTTGTGAGATAATCGCACCACTTCCCGATAAATCATATATCGTATCATAGGTCTCTACCACAAACAAATCCGTTGGAGAACGAGACGGAGTATCCCCCGGTTCTATACTCGTATCAATCGCATTCTCAAGTTGAGAATTGAAATATTGGAATGTAAGACTTGCTGTTCCACTTCCAGAAGGATTGCTCCCCTGAATCGTAGCATATACTCCGTCAGTCGGGTAATCTACCGAAAATCCCCGTAATGTTGCCTGGTTTATCTCAAGACCAGAAAGGTCTAACGATACCGTATCGTAAGTCTGGATTACATTCAAACCCGCGTCTAATATCGCCACACGAAGGTCAAGAGTGGGGCAAGAATGTTCCACGCCAAAGTTAAAAACAACGTTAGAATACTGCTTAAAGTTCTTTGTTTCCTCACTCGGGCGAATACGCATAATATCGTCTTGATTCAAACCAGACACGAATAGCGTCTTAAATGCTATATCGGTTATTCCCACCGTATCCACGGTGGGAGGAGACAGAGGATACGTAGCATTCCCAAAATACGTGATAGTATCCGCAACACGCGCTCCTTCGTCAAGTGAAGTCGGTTCTTGCTTCAAGAAGATATCGTCTGGGGCAAACTGAACCTGCCCGTCTATATTCTCCGTGTAGTTGGCAAATGACATTCTAAAAGAAACCAAGGTTTTTCCTTTCACCTTCCTTTTTTTTAAGGCAACCCTCCGCTAAAAGTCCCCCCATTATCACCGAGGGGGTACGAGGGCATAATCAGGGCATACAGGGCATAGGGCATACCTGTTTTCAAAACTTTTTATTTTTTAGGGGGGGGTCATTTACCCCCCCCCCTCTTTTTATTTTTTCCAAAAACAACTATGCCCTGCCCTGTTTGCCCTCCTTCTTCTCTACTTAACATTCTTCTCTTGTTATATTTTTAGTAGGTAAATAGAGGTAAAAAAGAAGAAGAAAGAGAATGTTAATATCTCTAAACCGCCACAGGGCATACAGGGCAAACACACTATGCCCTGTAGATAGAACTTCTACACAGGGTAAAAATAATACCGATTAGAAAATGAAATCCTCGTTATATGTAGATATGTCGTTTGCCAACTTTGTAGGAAATACGCCACTCGGCGATACTACACGGATAGATACACTTATTACCGAGAAGATTAAGCGTGTATCTGCATTCCAGAACATAGATATTGAAGGCGACGTTGACCTTGGACTTACAGGTCGTATCGTAGGAACTCTGGGAGTAGAAACTACTCAACTCACCACCCAAATGGGAACGGTCGCAACACTCACGGGTAATGATATCAACTTTTTTGGAAAAATGAACTTTGAAACTGGTGCTGTCGCTATCAATACAGGTGATTTTGTTGGAGACCTAAGCGGTGCTGTCGTATGTATTGGTGATATATCTGGGAGTGTTGATAGTAGTGTTGTAATCAACGCAACGGGAACACCTATGGTCGCGGTAGAACCCAATGGTTGCTATATCGCACCTATGCGTGGTGTAGACCTTGGTATAACCCAGTTTCTCGTTAAATATGACCCTACCACCGGAGAACTCGTATACTCTACGACCCCAGAACCAGGACCATAAAAAACCAACTGGTATCAAATGAACCCTTGTTTTTATTAGAGAATGGGCGAGCGTGAAGAGTTGGATAGGGCAAAAGAATATGCCCTAAGCAACTTTGATATTCAAGAACTCTTAGAACCCAATACCAAGATTTTCAGGTATCCCGAGTTGAATGACGCGAGGCACATAGACGAAATGTTGGATAGGCACGGTAGGGCAATAATGTTGTTTTTAACCGATAATGAAAACAAAGGACACTGGATAGCACTTCTTAGGCGTGGTAATACCATAGAAATATTTGACCCTTATGGAAATCACCCGCACACATTCGCAGAGAAACTCGGTGGTTCTAAGGGTGATATGAAAGATTGGGGACAAGACCCTACTCTCTTGACTGACCTTATCAAGAAGAGTGGATATGGTGTTAAATGGAATAGCAAGCAGGTTCAACCGTTAAGTCAAGATACGAATACGTGCGGGAGGCATAGTGTTCTTAGACTGCTATTTTCCAAGTATGACTTGGAAAAATACCAGAAAATATTAAAAACGATTCAAAAAGAAACGGGAGTTTCACCCGACGATTTAGCGACATTTCTCACTGCAGAATGGTTGGGGAAGTGAAACCTGTAGATTATGATATGATATGAAAACTTATTTTTACCTTTTAGATATGGCAGATTTAGAAAAGCGTTTTTATAAAACTTTTTCTAAGCGAATGCAGAGGAAATATGCCCCACCCTCGCTTACACCCAAACAACGAAAAGCACAAATCAAAAGCATTATGGAAAAGAAAGAAAGACCGAAACTACCTACCAAAACACGAAAATCAAAATGGACGATAAAGGCGGAAAACTATTTTGGAGAGGATAGGTCTAAAAAGGCGATATCAATAAAAACAGGTATCCCTCAAAAAGCACTTAAAGAAATCGTTGAAAGAGGGGAGGGCGCATATTATTCTTCAGGTTCAAGACCAGGACAAACCCCTTCTTCTTGGGGTATCGCGAGAATGTATGCCGTCCTTTTTGGGTCTCCTGGTGCGAGAAAGGCAGACCAAGATATTATAAAGAAATATAATATCCCTATATTAGAAATGAAGGGTTCAGGTGTGAAAGAAGTTAAGGAAATCACCGAGACCAAAGATTACCCCCGAAACTATCCAAAAGACGCACTCGCCGTTATGAAAGATATGTCTTTTTCAAAAGGAAAGAATGTGGAAGTTATGGGAACTATGAGTATTCGCAGTTTGCTCTACGCAAGTGATTTTGATTGTGTAGAGATTGTAGATAAAAAGTCGCCAACACAAATCGTAAAAGAATACCAACAAATCATACGAAATCTCCTGAAACGACCCAAAACCTATATTGGCGATATCAAATGCGGTGAAATCCAAGAATGGCGTGTTATAGACGAAAGCGCCTATTTTAAGGGTGGCGTAATATATGGGTATAATAGAGATAAATCATTCAAGAAACTCCAAGAACTCTATGATACAAACGTAATATCAAAAAAAGAGTTAGAAGACGGACAGCAACTCCTTGTGAAAGACCCAAGTCCCGAGGAACTACGCACAATCCTCAAAATATTAAGATTCTCTGTTTTAAGGTGGAAAACCAAGGATATTCTCAACGGATATCTCACATTACGCACAGGTGAAAAGTATCCGTTGGAAAAGGCAATCCAAGACCCAGCATTATTCAAAATGGACGTGATTGCCTTAATGAATGACGGAATGTTCCAAGAGTTCAGTATGATTTATGACCTTCGTGTAAAAGGGCGAAGATTGAATATTCATAGGGTAGATACTCTACAAAACCTATCCCGTGATATTGTGTTTTATTCTTACGCTAAAAACTGGTTCAAAGTTCTCAAACGTCTATTTTCCTATTTTAACTATATTTTCAAGTATGTATCTAACGGTAAGGTAGAAGCAGTTGAAATATTGGAGAAACTCTATGAAATCCTTAATAGTGATTTAGGAATACTATACAGCATTACGCAAGACCTCCAGGTTCTTTCATTTTTGATAGAGAATGAGAAAGACGTGCCTATGAATCAAATCAAAGAGGAAGTAGAGGGATTCGTAGATAGACTTGCGAATGTCTATTCGGTGAATGCGTATCTCGCGCAAGAACCCAAGATACTCGCTAAAATCCACCAGATAGTTTCGGGAAGGTCAAACCCCGAAAACGTGAATGAAGATTTACTCACCCTTGACGAAAAGGTATCCGCGATATTATCACGAGCAACTTTTCAACAAATCAACGAAAAAGGACTTTTAAAAACCATAGAAGAGTTCATAAGGGGAAACCGGGGTTCTCCCTTAGCGAAGTAAATCCACGATAACACCCACTATCCAATCTCGCTTTCTTTCACCTACGCGATATCCTCTCGCCCTCTGCTGAAATCCTGTTTGTATCCATTCCAGGAATGCCTCTTCATTAGGAATACGTTCTCCCATTTTCGGCAACTCTGCGACTAACCATTTAAAAAGGGCAATCAACCCATTCGTTAACATACTCTTTGGCACATATACTTCATTTAATCTGTTCGCCAGTCTTGTAAGATTGATTGAAGGCATTCTATATAATAGAATGTTTTCTTTATCTTAAGTCAAACGAAGAAACCTTTCTACTCGGGGAGGGTTTGTCCGCAACACTCACACACGCGAGATTTAGCGAGAATGCCCTTCCAGAACTTACCAGTAGGCGCGATCTTACATTCTCTCCGCAAACACAATCCAATAATAAAATCTGGCGTGTTGCTGGCCGGTTTATCTGCCTTAAAACGAGCATATATATCTTTCTTTGCGAGTTTCTGGTTGGAATCTTCCGTCCAGACATATCGGTCGTTGAACCAATCAAAGACTTCCTCTTTACAATCCTCCACTTTGAATGACGGGTCTTCTTCGGTAGGAGGCAACGGGGTTTCTGGGTGAGGTAGAACCTGAATACCGCAATATTGGGAACTGGTGTGTTTCTCGCGTGTTTCTCCGGGGAATAAACGGGCAAAGTATCTGCCAAATGTTGCGCGAGATAACTGGGTAGCGGGATTGGTAACCTTGTAATGGTCGTAAATCCTCTTTTTTGAGAACGCGTCGTCGTCCGCGTTCGTAATCAAATAGTTCTTGTTCGCCCATTCACGAAGTGCGTTGTGGATTTCCGTATTTGCCTTTGTCATTCTACTTGTCTATATATATTATACCCGCTCCGTTTAAGTCCCCTCATTATCACCGAGGGGGTATAAGGGCATAATCAGGGCATACAGGGCATAGGGCATACCTGTTTTCAAAACTTTTTATTTTTTAGGGGGGGGTCATTTACCCCCCCCCTCTTTTTATTTTTTCC